CCTATAGCTATATTGTGTTCACCAGTAGTGATTAATCCTCAAGCAGATCCCACGCATCCTTATACTCAGCTATCCAGCCAGCTGCGTTTCCATTTGAGCTTTTGTAAATGCTGACTGTTTGAGATTTAAACCGTTCAGGTGGGACAACAAAAAACCAACCTTCATCCATTGCTACTATCACAATAAAATCACAATCAACTTTTTCGTACAGAACTTTTTTACCGCCTTTGCGTTTATTGATTTTTAGAATGTGCTTTGTGTCTTTGTTTTGCTTGTTGTTGTATTTTCTTGTGGTTGCTTTAACTTGAATGCGCCTAGTGAGCGTCCCTCTTACAGCTATTAAATCAAACGGGCTAGACGGGTTGCAAATAGTTTGAGTGTAAACTTCCCAACCGTGAAGCAATAACTCAAGGGCGGTCATCATCTCGCCTACTGAGCCAATGTTAGCGGATTTTATTTTTTCGTTGTTGGCTGATCCCAATTTGTTTCGACCCATCTCCACGTCGATCTTATCCCCTCGTCCAAACTGATTCGGTGTTGCCAGCCCAGCTGATTTAGTCTCGACGCATCCATTACCTTTCGAGGAGGTCCGTCTGGCATAGCTGGATCAAGTGAAAGTGTTAAGCGTTTACCTGACACTTCAATAATCAGCTCTGCCAGCTGGAGGATACTGCACTCTTCTTTTGTTCCTACATTTAAAAAACCGTTCGGCTCACAATCGTGTGCGTCAACTGACTTGAGGCAAAACGCTATTGCGTCAGCGAGGTCATCAACGTGCATAAATTCTCTCTTAGGCGATCCAGTTCCCCAAAGATTAATTACATCTCCGTCTCTAGCTTCGTGTACTTTTCGTAAAAGCGATGCTACAACGTGGGAATCTCCTATTCTAAAATTATCAAACGGACCGTACTGGTTTGGAGGCATTAGCGAATAAAAATTCTCGTGATACTGATGTCGGTACGCATTGCACAGCTCAATCCCTGTTGTCTTAGCTAGAGCGTAAGGTTGATTAGTTGGTTCAAAAGGCCCAGTCAATAATGACTCTTCAACCATTGGTTGTAACGCTTCTCTTGGATAAATACAGCTGCTTCCTAATAAGATGAATTTTTTTAATCCAAACTTGTGAGCGGCTTCAATCCAGTTCAGCTGGATTGATAAATTTTCACGAATGAAATCAGCGCGTTGTGTGTTATTGGCGTGAATGCCTCCGACTTTTGCGGCGCATAAAACAACAGCGTCGGGCTGGTGTTTTTGCAGCATTCTTTCAGCTGAATTTAATATTGTGTAATCTACGCGCTGGTCCTCTTGAAGAGGTTGCAAACTGGATGATTTATGAATCCTACGAAGCACAGCGCGGCCTACCATACCTGTGTGGCCAGCTACAAAAACAGACTGTTTAGATCGAACCGACAGGCTGTGTGGTGGAGAGAATTTCTGTTCCATCTAATCTTATTTTCGACATCATTTTATCCGTAACGCCTTTGCCAATACCTGCGCTTGATTGCTGGATTGCGTCTTTCTTATTACATACATAAGCCCCTTTGTCGTTCGTTATTTTAGTTTTTAATATAAAACCATCGTGCAACATATATGTGAATATATAACTCGGTATTCGTAGGATTGAGCTGACTGACTGTAGTGACTCGATTTTCTGAGTGTCAATTATAAGCTCTCCTTCGTACTTTGTAACCAGATCCTTAAAACTGGCATTTCGACATTTAATCTCATAAATAGCCTCCAGCTGATGACTTAATGCGTTGTAACTTATGCCGTCAATCTGCGCGTACTGGTCAGGGGGTTCAGCTATAGCCCAACGCTTGTGAGTGCTGCGAATAAGTTTAACAACCTCGCCTTCGTAGTTTTTAGCTTTTTGGTGCTTTTGTTGTACCTCGGTCATATCTGTCTTCAATTCTAATAATATCGTCTTCTGATAACTCGTCACCAAACTGCACCTCTACCAGCTCGGCTGTGGTTTCTTGGTAATTAGCAATCGAGTGCTGAACGCCTCTCTTTACAAAAACATATTCATTCACTCCTACCGCTTTTTCTAAATCACCAATCACTACGCTCACCTCACCTCGCACTACGATCCAGTGTTCGTCTCTGCGCTGGTGGACTTGTAAAGATGTAGCCTCGCCGCATCTTATTGTTAAAGTTTTAACTTTGTGTTGTACCCCTGTCTCAAGAAGCTCAAAGAATCCCCAAGGCGTTTTGTTCAACCTGCTCATCTCTTGTTATATAACACATTAATTTGGTGATCGACCATACGCTCAACCAGATCAGGAAACTCTACAGCTGGCGACCATCCTAAATTCTTCCTTGCTTTTGAGTTGTCGCCGATCAAGGTCCATAGTTCATTAGGTCGTTTGAGTCTTTCATTAATTTCGACGTAATCATCCCAATCGCCGAGTCCTGCATACCTGAACGCTCGCAGTAAAAAGTCTTCAACTGACCAGACTTCACCAGTTGCGATAACGTAGTTGTCAGCAAACTCATCCTCGGTCATCAACACGGCTGCGTTCATATAGTCTGGAGCGTAGCCCCAGTCTCTTTTACCTGACAAGTTGCCCAGCTGGAGAGGTTCCTTACGGTTGCTAACTGAAAACTCAGCAACGGCTTTTGCAATTTTCTGAGTGACAAATGTGTCGCCTCTTCTTTCGGACTCGTGGTTAAACAATATGCCGCAGCTAATGTTGAGCCCTCGTTGTTTATATATTTCAGCTGAGTGGTGAGCAGCTGTCTTGGCTATGCCATACGGAGATATTGGCCTGAGAGCTGTGTCTTCATTTATTGGTTTTAGATTTCCATTTGAATCGTGTTCTCCAGTGTTGCCAAACATTTCAGATGTGCTGGCCTGATACATAAAAGCAGTTGGGCAGGTTTCTAATACAGCTTCCATAACATTTATGGCTCCATTGAAATTTATTTGGCTCGTGCTTTGATTGATTATAAATGAATCACGCACTTGCGACTGAGCTGCTAGATTATAAACATAATCCGGCTGGCACTCTCGTAAGGCCAACCTAATCGAGCCATAGTCAGTTACGTCACCTCTGTGCAGTGTTAGCCTTTCAAATATGTGGTCAATGCGCTGGGTGTTTAAGGAGCTGGCCCTGCGAACTATTCCGTGAACCTCATAGCCTTTAGCTAGTAAATGTTCAGCTAAATAGCTGCCATCTTGTCCTGTTATACCAGTGATTAATGCCTTCTTCATTTGCCAACCAATTGTTTAGATATGATTTGAATTTCTTTTAATGATTTCTTGTCAGTCTCCATAGCTTCCTCAACGCGTCTGACCGCATTATACACAGCTGTTCTGTCACGTTTCCAGAATCGCCCTATGTTGCTCTTCCTAATATTAAGACTGTCAGCTAAGTACATACAAATATGGCGAGGCCATACGATATTTCGGTGACGATCTGGGCTTCTAAGTTTACTGATTGGAACTTTAAAAAAGTCACTGGCTATTTGGGCTATTGTTTTTTGATTCATATTCCGTAAATTTCTTTGATAACATCAAGGTGTTGCAGCTGGTCGTACTGCTTGTTCTTGCTGTCTCGTTTAAACCGATCATTTTCAACCCAACTCTCTGTTGAGTAGTGGTAGGTATTGCAATCCATTGGGCTGGCTTTTAAATCTTCGATATGGTTGTCGCAACCATTGATGAATTGCCTCTTAGCCTTCGCTCCGAATGCCACCTCCGAGAATGCGTGAATGCTGCACGTCTCATAAATAAACCCCTCCCAGCCGTTCAGCTGCTCAATTGTTCTTTCTTCGCTGCGCTTGAATATCTCTTCGCCTAATCTTCTTAATATATTGCTCCCTTTCTCAGCTGCAAATATATAATCAGCTATCAAATCTCCGTTGTAGTTAGAGTGATCTTTTAAGTTGTAGAAATTAGCTTCTGATTTTAAATCGGTGAACGTGCTAACCGTCTTGATTGGGTATACGTCGCAGTCTGCATAAAGCCCTCCGTGTTTATGAATAGCTGCGACCCGTTGGATAGATGCTTTCTGGATTGTGGCGAAGTCACAGTATTGATTAAACTGTTCTGGCCAAGTTTTCTTAATGTGACTAGCCAGCTGATCTCCTTCAATAAACTGGTAGTTCCAGTCTGGGTTTAGCAGCTTCCAACGCTCTACTGACACCCGTTCAAAAGTTCCGAGTCTAAGGTAGTTTTCGTGTATTTGTATTATATTATTGGGTATCAAAATTAAAAAAATGGTTCATCGCTTTTTGAGAATTAGCAGCTGAAATAACAGCCCTCCTAACTGCGTCAGGGGAAACTTGCCAGTGTTCAGGTATAACTTCCTCAAGTGAAGTGGAAAACAAAAAAGTCGCAGCAGAATAAACATCGTGTGGTTCCATCCATTTTGGTAACGGGCATCTTGAAGGGTAAGCTCCTCGTAAAAAATTTTCCAAAGCAAATGAGTCTACAGTATTGTCGTTTTTGATGAGTCCACACTTGTGCGCTTCAACCCAATCAATTGCTGCTTGAACAACGACGGCTGAAAGCAGGTCGCAAAATGCCTTTTCATCCCGCAATACTCAATCCTCACTTAAACAGGCTCAACTGGTGTTCACTATGTGGTGGTAATAACCACAAAACCACCGCCGTTCGGCGACATCCACCGACTCTATGCCCAGTTGTGCAAATCACTTGCTTGTCTGTTTTATCCGATCTTTCACTTCGGTGTTCAGTTTCTTGTTCCACCTAGTTCCGATCTCAGCTGTTTCTAAATCGTTCCGCTTTGATCTGGGATCTTTTAAAAGCTTCAACGCTCTGTCTTTCCAATAAGAACGCCTTTTGTAGTCTTCCCTTCTTTGATCGCAAAAGTTTTCTGTATTTATTGAAAATCCTATTTCCATTTCTCTCGTGCTTGGCGGGGATTTCATTTGCCAATAGGACAGAATCTTTCCGTCAAAAAGCTTGCGAGCATACTCAACAAGCTCATCCTCGGTCAGCTGTCTGCTAGTTGTTTCTTCTTCTCGTTCAGCCACGTTTCGTGTTTCTTTTGGTAAGCGTCTTCAAACCGAATCTTGTTTCTTACAAAGACAAGATCAACCTCTCCCTGTCTTCCTGCTCTGTTTTTTCCGATAGCAAGCTTGAGTAGCATATTGGGACCATCTCTCATAGCTGGGTCGTCAATATAAAGGAAAGCAACTACATCTGAATCCTGTTCAATTGAACCCGATTCACGGAGGTCAGATAATCTAGGTCGCCTAGCTTCTCCCTCAACTCCTCTGTTCAGCTGGGCTAACCCAATCACGGGAACTTTAAGTTCCATTGCCATCTGTTTAAGTTCAGCTGTTATGTTTCCAACTTGAACGTGCCTTTGCGCTCGGCGATCTTCTGCGGCTGGTTTAATCAGCTGGATGTAATCTACGATTATCAACTTCACCCCTTCATCCTTAACCAACCTTCGTGCGTTGCTTCGGATTTGTGATACTGTCAGATTCCCGTTATCAACAATGTGTATTGGGGCTGAGTTTAATTTTGGAACATAGCTTGCGGCTTGTTTCATTATCCGCATACGATTGCCCGACTCCTCAACTCCTCCATTTATAACGTCTCCAATTAGGTTTGTATCAGATAACGAGCAAAGCATTCTAAGGTTCAACTCATCCTGAGTCATTTCATAGCTGAAGAAAGCAACCGGAGTCCCGTTCATAACCAGCTTTTCGGCGATGTTACCAGCCAGCGCAGATTTACCTACAGCGGGTCGAGCAGCGATAGTAACCAGCTGACCGCCCCTCAACCCGCCGAGGATTTTGTCGATGGAATTATAACCAGTGGTTATACCAACCCTTCCACCATTGTGTGCTTCTTCAAGCGTGTCTACAATACGCTTAAAAGAATCACTCCTGTTGTCTGTTTTTGTTGTAACTTGGTCTGTTAAGGAGAAGACCAATGACTCAGCTGTGCTAACCAATTGTTCAACGTCTTCCACGGCTGAAGCTTCTTCGGCTAATCTTAATCCAGTTTCTTGGACTATTCTTGCTTTTCTTTTTTCGTCACATATCTCGGCCCAGTAACTCCAGTTGAGTGGAGAAGGACACGCTGACTCTGCTTCCAGTACATCGGGCAAAGTCAAAGAAGACCCTTCACCTTTGGCTTGGTGAGCCAGCGTGTCCAGTGTTATGACCGCGCCGTTACTTTCCAGTTCCTCTATTCTCTTCCACATTCCACGGCACTTTAGGTCGTGGAAGAAAGTTTCATCCACCCCAGCGGAGCGAATATCGTCAAATTTGCCTTGAATTGCTGCGCCTATTAAGCCCAGCTCGGCATCACGGTCGTTTGGTATTTTTTGTATTGGTTTCATAGTAATGATTAAAATTGTGAGGATTATTTTCATCCGTAGATTTCAGCGTCCATCTCGTAAAAGACATCCTCGGTGGACATTTTCTTTTTTGGTTTAGTATTTACAGCTGGCTGATTGTTAAGCTTGTTGTTTTTCCACCACCTAAACATCGCCTTCCAATTTTTTATTGGTTCACCATTGGACATCCAACCCCTGTCTGAATAGGTCTGGAAAAAATCATCGACGATTGCCGCCGCGCCCTGCTTGGTCCCGTACTCTTCAACCTCCTCCTTCGTCGGAGTTTTTGCTTTTAGGGTTTTGGTTTCTTTCTCCTCTTCTACTAACTTACTTACTACTGGGTCTGGGGTAAAGGATTCTTTACATAAGGTAAAGGATTCTTTACATAAGGTAAAGTTGTCGAGGTTGTGTTTTTTGGCATCTCTAGTAGCCGAAAAGACGCTTTGTCTAGTCACTCCAAGAATCTTTGCGATCTCTTTTTGCTGCGCTCTAGGGTAACTGTAAATTACTGAACAGATCAGCTTGGCTGACAGCGATAATTTAGATTTTAATATTTCATCCGGCATTTCAATGGTCATTTTCTTTATTTTTTTTCATAGGTTTTACGAAGGTGCTTTCTCTCACGATGTCAAAGAAAGCTTCGCTGGTCATTGTCACTAAAAATCCTTGGTTATTTTTTGTATGGGCTACCACAGCCAGTTTCCCGAAGGGGGTATCGTCCAAAGCTCTGTCCATAGCGGCCCACACGTTAAGCTTCTCGACGTTTTTAACTTCAAAGTGTAAGTCTGGCAGCTCTCCGCAATGAACGTCAGGAGAACCGTCAGGACACTTGCCGCTAAATTGGTTTGTTCGGTAGGTCGTTTCGGGATCGAACCCAGCGGCACGAAGTTCGTCCCGCCAAGCTCTTTCCCCACGTTTTCCTTTATCTCTTTGTTGCTTCCCCATTTTCTTTTATCAACTTAGCGTTTTCAGCGGGGTTGAATTTGTTTGTAAGCTGCCATATAGCGCAGCTGGCTTTGAATATCTTCCAAGCATTTGATAATTCTTGTGAAGTCCAAACTTTCATAATCGGATAGCAAGGTGATTGCGAACACAAAACCACACTCATCACTTGCTGGATTCGGGGCGGCTTGTTTTCCCAGCTTGCGTTCTTATATGCAGCCAGCTGCCATACCCAACTATCATAGTAATTAGGTTTAAGGTTTCCTTTAGCGTCTTCTTTAACGTCCTGAGTTTTATAATCAAGTAGTGTTAGTTTACCGTCTACGACAGCTAAACCGTCTACTTGGCCAGCGTATCCAAGTTTGTTATTTACACACACAAACTCGGTGTCAACAAAGGAAACAGAATGATCTCTAGTCCATTGAATGTAATGTTTAACAAAAGGTTTTATCTCATCGTACTTACTATCGAGAAATCCAGTTTTATTTAGTTCGTCAATTGCGTTGTGATACAGAGAACCAAAAGCTCTGGCATCCACCATCTTCTTTTGAGCAAACTGGCGCATCTTGTCACCGTATTCTTCCGTGTCTTCTCCACCTACAATTGGATTATTTACACAAGCCTCAAGCATCTGGTTTTGCTTCCAGCGATCAAGACTTGGGTTGGCAACTATTTTTGTTATTGCCGTAACACTGGGAAACAAACCCAGCTTTCTAGCGTCAGCCTTAGTGGTGTTTCTTTCACCAGTTCCATCTTTCTTTGGGACTGTATGAAGAGAGCGGCCATCGGGATAATACCAATGACCGCCATCCCCATTCAGCTCACGCTTATGTGGTTGAGCTGAAAGAAACATTAGAACGGTGCGCCTTCGTTATAGATTTGATAATCTTTAGCAACAAAAGCAGTTGCGCCTTCATCAAGAGGAGTGCAGCTTGTCATATTGCTGTAGGTTTTACCGTTCTTCTCACTCACATTATGAGTGAACACTAAAGTTGCTGGTCTGCCAACAACCGCAGCTTCAAAGTCTTCTTTTGTTTTGAAGTCTTTAATCTCAACCTCCCAATCACGAAGACGCTTATGCAGCGATCCGTTTTCGTTAGAGATTGATTGAGGCACATTATGCCAATCCCAATACACACAGTTCACCTCAGAGCCATCCTCTTTGGTTGCTGTCTTATCAGTTTGAAAAACCAGAATAATCCGGTTTTTCGTCTCACCGTCAGCCGTTTGTTTTGTAAACGGTTCACCTGTTTTTTTGTTATGTGTAACTACTTCTACACAAACACCATTTGCCACCCCTTTAGGGTGAATCTCGAAGTCTGTTTTTACAGAGCTTTCAGTTGCATTTAAGAACATATTATTTTTATTCGTCTTCTATGATTTCTGGGTTTTCTATTTCGGCACTCGCCGAGAGAAATTGTTTATCTTTACGGGATTTCATTTGAAATTCTTTATTAATTTCGTCGCATCTGTTTTTTAAAAACTTTTGCTCTAAAGCATTCAAGTAAAACCAAGTGTCTGCGGCCTCTTCCTTTAGAGCCTTAACAAGTTGAAGTTCATTCATCCTCCACAACCCCTTATCGCCTTTTGGGTTATGCTCCTCTATGCCTTTATTAAATTTAGGCAAAGCAAAGGACGTGAATTGATGCAGTGATATATCCCTTATTTCTGGATCAGTCATTTTTCAAAGTATTTTCTTATTATGTTTTCAGTCGCAATACCGATCTTTAAGCCTTTTTTAATACAATGATCTTTTAAAAGCTTATGAACCTTCTCACTTACCGCCACTACTTTAAGTTTTCCTGATGTTGCTCGCACTGGAAAGCAACTTTATATATTTTATTTTAAACGTCAATAAAAAAATAAAAATAAATATAACTACCTTAGTATGTAAGGGCCGACGCTTATATCAATCAAAAAAAGTCTACTAAGCAGAGGGTGCGAGGCGTGGCCCCTTTCGGGGTATAAGCAAACTAATCTATACCGATATTAGAATCGGCCCTTGTTTTGAAAATTAAAGCTCTCTTTCAATCACAGCTTCTAAGCGGTTGATTGTTTTTAGAGCGTCCCGAACAAATTCCACTGAATTCGTGGAAGCACGAACGGCATCTTGAAAACCAGCTGGATGCCTTTCAATCAGTCTTTCTGCGTTTTTCAAGTCCGCCGTCGCGCAGCTGGTCATCGTGACCAAGAGCATTAGCAATGGCATCATCCACTGATTTATCTTTATTTCTTCTCCTAACATTAGCTGTTGTTTTTTTAAAAACTTTAAACATCTGGGAAACTAGGTCGCGTAAAACGCCTAGCATTCCCAGAAGTTTAAGCATCCACATAACTAACTAATTCCCTCTAGCTGCGTCTTCGGATTTCTTAACACCGTGTCTAACAAACACAGCTAAAACACTGGTCACAATCAGCTGTAATGCAGCTGCAAGTTCTAACTCTCCAGTGAAATAACCAGAAGCCGCACCCACAACAGCCGTCACAGCTGTCCAAACAGTTTTTGATTTTAACATATTATTTTTTATCTAGTTTCATTTTCTTAGCAGAAGATTTCTTGCTGCTAGATTTTGATTTATCTTTTTTCGGTGGTCTTCCCACTTTACTTCCATATGAGCCTTTTCCGTGTGGCATAATTATAAATACAACTAATTATTTTTATTTAGCTGTTCCTTAACTTTAAGAACAATATAAACAAGACTAGCTATAGATATAGCTAGTTGAAGGATCAAATCTATGTTTGCCATCCAATTAGTTATGCCAGCTGCTGTAGCTAATCCTACTTTTATATCGTCTAAATTAAACATTTTATATTAACCAACTGGAAACTTCTTCTTCAGCTGCCTGATTCTGATTCAACAGCTGCTTCCTTTTTTTCAGCTGAGTCAGCTGGCTCTAATGAAGCATTTAATTGCGCCATAAAAGCCCCTCTAGCTATAGAAGTCTGGTCCAGATTAAATTGATTTGAACGTATTTTTCCATCCAAATCAGTTATTTGTTGAATCAAATAGATTTGCTGTTGTGTCAAATCTGCCTGATTATACTCCTGACCGTTAATTAAAACAGTCGCCGCTTGTTTTGTCTCTTCTTCTGAGGCCATAAAATTTTATTTAGCTTGAGTGTCAACTGGTTCAAGCGTAGATGCTAACATCTGTGTAAATCGCGCCAAACCTTCAGCTGGCGGATTCTGAGTGGCTTCAACATCTATTGAATAACGAGCTGAGAAATCTGTCGAGCGAGTATTTTCAGAATGCGACGTAACTGTCCCAGTGTGAGATGATGAATGACTGCCTCCAGCTGTAACTCCAACCCCCCAAAAATGGCCACTAACTTCAGCGTGACCTTCAGTTTCTGAATGATTTTCCTGCTTGTCGTCGTGTGAATCTTTGTGTTCCGAATGGCTTTTAACCTCCATATCAAAATGTATTTTAACATCTGATATAGATAGGTTGGGTATCGTGACCATCGAAAGCAACGGCATCTTAACCATTTGCTTCTGAGGTGTTGTACGCCCTTTAATTAGCCGCTCAACCTCTACATCCACGGTTCGTGTACGAGTTTTCTTCGGATCATCTGGATCTGGCTCAAAGCCTATTGACGACACAAAATCTAGCGTCACGCCAGCCAGCTTTTTCTGTCCGGCGGAAGCCGAAACGAGTGGGTCCACGATCAGTTCGCTTATAGGTAAGCCCTGAAAGTCCTTTAGTTGTGCATCATCTGCCCCTGCCATTTTATTATATTGTAGGTATTTGTTTAACTAAACCATCACCAATTCGAGCAAGCCCTTCAGCTTGATCGCAACCAGCAAATTTTATTCTAACATTAGCCATCTTGTTTCTGCGTAATTTACTGAGACACCCTTTAGCTTCTTTGTTAAAATTCAAATCTATTTCAAACTCTATTTCGCACTCTGCAATCTTGAGTGCGTTGTGCGGCACAAGTGAAAAGAGAGGAACTTCAACGGACTTTTCCCCCAATTCAACTGTGACAGTCTTGGGTTTTCCATTTTCAAAATAACTTTTGTTAATGTTTTCAATGTACTTTCCTTCAACTTCCTTTTGAGCTTGTACTACAGCTGAATATAGCGAATCAAATACGTCTGTTACCTTATCCATTCTTTAGAGCTTTTACTTCCGCACTTAGCTCTTGTACTGCTTTAAGCAGTGGAATGACAAGGTTAGAATATTTAACCGCCAACTTTCCATTCGCACCTTCAGTGACCAGATCAAAGTCAACACCAGCTTCTGTCATTGCTGTCTGCACATCTTGTGCGATCAATCCAACATAATTGGTATCGTTGTCTTCTGGTCGTTCATCGGCTGGAACAGTCACAGTTTCATAAACAGCTTCTTTTGCTTCAACCGCTGGACTAACTAATCTGCGTTCTCTCGCTGGAGTTATCACTTTAGTTTCAGTCCACGCTTCTTTCGCATCTTTTACAACAATTGTCTCAGTGCGTTCCTCTTGCGCTTCTTGAACAACTCTTGTTTCTGTCCGTTCTGGCGCAGCTTCAACAACAACCCGTGTTTC